CTTGTGGTAAACTTTCGCCAGTTTACGACTCAACTTTTTAGGAATTTCACACTCGTCTTGCATCTTCTGAAGAATCTCTTTAATCAGATCACGCTCAGCCTCGATGCGAGTAAGTGAGTTTGAGATTTCTTGAAGGCATCCCAAGACCTTTGCTTTATCAAGTGCCATTATTCTTCTCCAAAGGTAGAGTTAGCGGCTTCAATCGCAATCCAATAAGTCAAATTCTTCGACTCATTATGGAACTTGGAAACGCCGACTGAAGAAATCTCAACAACATATTCATCAGGAACGACTTTAAGATTTTCAATCTTAAGAGTTGCTTGGAACTTTGTGTCAGTGTCACTATCAAGAACAACCTTTGCGTCGTCCACGATTTCACCCTTAACGTCCATTGCAGCAATCGCAACCTTACCGTCTTCATTACTTACAACAACGTTAGGGCACTTCAAGATTGAAGCAACGCTGAAAATCCAGTTTAGAGTTTCGGCAGGAAGTGTAAACTTCACTTCATAGGAAGCGATGTTAATGCTCTTGTTTGGAGGGCAGAGAATAAGATTAGTCGCCGTGAAACGCTGACGAATCGTACCCTTACCATTCAAACTCTTGAATACGAGAAAGTCTTGAAGAATCTCAACCTCATTGTCGTTCTTATTCATCGACAAAAGACCAAGTGACTTATTCAGGTCATAAATGCCAAACTCATGCGGGAACGTTTCAGCAACAGTAGCCTCTGCAAGGATGGCTTTGTTAGCAGAAATTGTTCGTAGTTTGTTACCTGGCTTAACGACAATCCCGCTATTGATTGACGCAAAGTTTTTCAAAATAGTCACAGTATCATTAGAAAGTTTCATAATTTACAACCTCATTTGCTTCAACACGATTATTATATAACGAATCTATCAATTTATCAACCCTTACGGTCAATTCTTCCAACGTACAGTTGTTATCAAGAACAACATCATAGTGCGATCCAATCCAAGCCCATTCACTAAAATGAACTTCTGGATATGCATTGCGCATTATCTCTTGCTGATTATTTTGATTACATTCTCGAGCAAGGCTGTACCACTCAGGATCATCACCACGACGAACGCGAATAACTTTGCCACCAGAATCTTTGATAGCGTTGATTTCATTGGGAAACCTCACATCAGCAATTACATAATTATTCCATGGTGCTTGTTCACAGCGGCGCATGACAGTATGAACCCAGAGATCAGGGTGAAATACATCACGACCTGCCTCTGTGCCCATTAGCTGGAGTGCTAATCTTGGTGAGAATTCACGACCGAGTTTTTCCGACCACCACTTATCTGGTTGCTCGCGCCATGCTCTTGACTCAGGCGTATTACCTTCAAGCATTTCACGATTCCAACCAAAAATAATGGAACAAGCATCTTTTAAACTATTCGCATAACTCTCTTTGAAGAAACCATGACGATCTACCAAGAGATCTGCGACTGTACCTTTACCTGCTCCAATAAAGCCAACTAAACCTACGATCATAAAATCTCAAAGAGATCCGACGTAGTTGGCAACTGCGCCCATATCACCAGTGAACGGATATGTTCCAATATGATGAGTTTTCATCCATGGGCAAAGCCAAATTTTACCACCAATTTTACGCCACCACTGGCAGAACATATAATCTTCAGACAAGTAACGATCGCTCTTTCCGTGATCAATTACCGTGTCGAAGTATGCGTGAATATATCGCGAACCATCGAAGTTTGCTTGACCGACATGATCTGGCTTATAGTTGAATTCAGGATAGGCTTCTTTGAATTTACCAAAGACTTCTCGTTGCACCATCATGAATCCAGTTCCAATTTCTAGAACTTCTAATGGTTCGCCAACATTGAATTGCCCTGTACCTTGAACGGCATTAAACACATAATCGCCTGTAACTTTTTCAAGTTCTTGTGGTGAAATGTCAGGTTTACGTTTTACTGCGTCAATAACAGCGTTCCACTTAATTGACTTCTTTGGATATGGTCCACCAATGACTTCTTTATCCAAAGCAAGCATCGCGATAACATCTTTTGGATCGAAATGAATGTCTGAGTCGATGAAAAGCAGATGCGTAAATCCAGAACGGAGAAATTCATCTACAAGATAGTTACGTGCACGAGTGATAAGTGACTCGTTAAAAATATATGAGAATCGAGTTTCAATTCCATAATTCGCACAAACTGCTTGCAAGTCTAAACTAGACTTAACATACATACCATGAGCCATGCCACCATACATAGGGGTGGCTACGAATAGTTTCTTCTTACGAAGTTGTTCAACAGAGATTTCAAGTTGCATTATTATTCACTCCACTAAAAAAAGATTTAACATTATCAAGAATCTTTTGTTGGTCGTCGAGATTCTCATTTACCATCACTTCTATATAGTCCATCAAAGTTAGCGAACTGCGGATATTTGATATTTTAGTCTTACGAGAATTTTTAAATTTCTCGTCTTGATCGTCTTTACGGTCGATATGACGTTGATCTAACGTCGAGTTCTTGACTGTAAGAATTAAGATTTTAAAATTCTCAGGAAACTTTTCTGAAAGGAAGTCTAACATCTTAGCGTTAAACAATCGATCGCCTTCGAAGATTACATTAATGTTGTGTCCGCCTTCGTTTGAGTCTTTATCGAGACCAATGAAGAACTTTTCAGCGTCTGGTTGAACTGCCATTGACAAACGATCTGTGCCCTGAAAGGCATTACCATCATTTTCATATTTTCCAAGAATATAGAAATTGAGTTTCTCAGAATACATCGCATCAAGAAGTTTCTCTGGCTTACAAATCTTCCAATCATCAGCCATCGAAATCAACTTGAACATCAGAGTGGTCTTACCAGTTGCTGGTTCACCACCCATCGCAATCACTTTTACCATAATGCCTCCAAACCTTCCTTTACAGGTTGTTCGTCTTCAAACATCCAATCAAGTCGTTCTATTTTACCTGTTCTCAAATAGTAAGTAAACTTTTCTTTGTTAATTTTATTTCTTGGAGCAAGTCTTAGATCAAGCGTTTCGTGGCGTGCTTGCCACAACACATTCCACTCAATACCTGTCCAACCATCACCTTCTGTTTGAGTAATTTCTTCAGACTGACGATCCAGATAATACCCAAGATAACGCCCATGATGCTCACGAAAGATTTTCTTGAATGAACATAAACAGGTTTCCATCGTGAAGAAATCTATTTGGCTACTCAGTTGAGGGAATCGAGATCTGGTTTCCTCAAGTATTTCCTTGGCATGACTTTCAAGGTCTGCGCATTCCCCAGCAGTGAGTTTAACATCGTATTTGTCGTCTTGCCCGAGGGCGAGATGCAAACCATTACGATGAGAACGAGAGCCTGCAAAATCGTCAAGCATGAGGCTGTCAGGTACACAGTTAATGCCAGCAGTATGAGTGAGGTGCTGAAGATAAAACCAAGTGGAATAGCGACCAAATTTATAAAGAGAAGTTTTAAGATTATTCCAAAGGTTGTTAAAAGTTTGTTTTTCGTTGTCTCCATAATATTTCTCTAAAACCTCACGTTGAATTTTCTTGCCAATAAACTTCTGGTAAGACTCGAACATGACTGGCAAGTGACCTTTGTTCCATTTTGTATCTGTCTGATAACGCAATCGCTGATAGTTTTGACTATTCCACCATTCAATACGATCAACGGTAGCAAGTTCATAATCTGGGAATTCATTCTTTAAAACCCATGCAGTCGGTAACTGATATGTGTTGCCGTACAACCAAGCAAACCAAAGTCGTTCTTCACTGTTGTGTTCATATCTCTTATGAAGATAGTTTGTCATCCACACCGCTGGATCGCAATCGCCAAATTGCATTGACCAAGCATACCAGCGAATGAATTCTTCACGGCGTTGAAGGTTCATGTTTTCCAATAAAGACTTTTAGTGCCTCTTCCAACATAACAATTACTTGCTTATGTAATTCAGTTCCTTGAGCGAAGTTAGGATCTGGGATTTTAGGAACATTAATCAACGAACTAATTCGTGTGGCTTTCTTAAAAACTTCCTCACCGAATTTCTCACGAAGTTTATTCTCGTTACTATTGTCCATGTAGAATACAACATCAGCCCAATCAATCAGATCTTTTGATACAGGAGTTGAGCGAATACCTGTACCATCATATCCAGATTCACTCAATGCGGTGCGCATCTTCTTTGCAGTGATTTCGTTACCCTTTGTATCTTTAAGAGCAGCTGATTTTACATTCCAATCTGGACGCATTTTCTTTAAAATGATTTCACCTGCAGCAGAGCGGTTGATATTGCCATGACATACAAATAAAACATTCATAGACCTTGCTCTCGTAGTTGTACCATATGCGGATAAATGTCCTTTGAGTTTATACTACCAACAGCATCAATGTCAATCTTTTCTCGCAATGCGTTTAATCTTTTTTCAACAACCTTTCGACTATGCGCATCAAAGTTAGTCCATTGATAAATCTGTTCAGTTTCAAATTCATAAGGTTGGAATTTAGGAAACTTATATGACGTTTCCCAGAAAATATCTGTGGGGGTCTTTTCTGTATTTAATGCAGCGTCTAGAAATTCTCGACACCAACTAATACACGATTGCATTTCGGTCATATCCAAAGTTCCAGGAAAATGACGGAATTCAATCGTATTTGTTTCTTCCCACATTTGACGAAGATTGATTCCTGCTCTTGGAGAGAAGAACCACATACGCCCCTTTTCCGTCAAGGGCGCATGTTCTTCATAAAACTCTTGAGTTGTTTTTGCGTTTAACATTGCATTGACGCGAGACGCAGGTAACTTGTATTGGTGTGACTTATGTCGCCGTTTCATTCGTTTTAGTTCCCATTCATATACTTCTGGCGCAAGCATACTCTTACTTGGAACGGGAATTGTTTCCACAATATCAAATGCTAATTGTTGAAACTCATCAATATATCTTAATAGTTTTTTACAACTTTCAAGATCATCTTTCAAACCAGGAACGCGAACGTGAATGTGCAGATTGCTCCTATAGTTTACAATAGGAGTAGGTTTGAGCATCGCATTTATTTCAGCAATATGATCTATTTGTTCTTGAATTGTATTCGTAGGTTTTGTGTTTATCTCACCACCATACTTGTACAAAAGACCTAGCGGATCGTTCGCAATGCCTGTAGTACTGACGCACGTATTGTCTTTGTCGTTCCACTTTGCTCCAATTGGGAGTTCATTGAATCGATAAGAATCGCCATATTCAAGTTCAACACCGTATGTGAAACTTGTTTTATCATAATGCATATTTTGCCTTTACGTCGTTAATCAGACGAAGTTGATTAATTAAAAACTGTTTTCTATTATACCTGACGAAAGCATATTTCGCTATTTTTTTCCGATCTTCCATAGTGTATTTTTGGAACCGTTCAATAGCAACTTTATATTGTTCTGATGTTGGTATATTAGTATTTCGGTCAAGAAGTGCCATTGAAAAAGGATGCATGTGTTCCTGTTCTGCAACATAGTCGCTACCAAGAACAATATATGGAACACCAAACGTCGCACCTTCCATAGATACAATTCCAGTAGATTCTTTACCACTACCCAGAATGTATGTAGCCTCGCGCATACAATTCATAATTTCTTCGCGAGGTGCGTCAAAGTGAAACTTGATATTCTTATATCTCTTCAACGCTGCAATATTGTTTTCATCTTCTTTCTTGATGTAGCAATGCTTGAGTGTCGTAAAAACATGAAGAATAAAGTCTTTTGGTGCATGCTTACCATGCATGCGCATCATAACTTGTGGCTTCTTACCACTATCCCAACGACCGACAAACACAGCATAGGGTTTTGGTTCAACTGGCTGTTCTTCTTTTTCAACTAAATGAACGGAGGTAGTGCCATCAAACAAACCACCAAAACGTTCATGTTGCCATTTAGAAACGCCGCACCAATAAACCTTTCTGCGATCAAAACGACTTTTAATTTCAGAAGTCAGTGGCATAGATGGACGATGGTAGTGATCGAAGACCACCCCATTCTTATAGTGCTTGTAGATGCTCGTCAGATGCTTACAAGAATTATCCATCACGATGTCTGGTTTTATTTCTTTGATGACTTTTACAATTTCATCAGAAATCTTTTTAGTCAACTTACGCTTTTCTATCACAGATAGATTAACGTCATGAATGCAATTGAGTATGATCTGATTCGGGAACTGAAGATCAGATCCCTTCATGGTTAAATAGTAGACGTCATAATATTCAGAAAGCACATCACGCTGCGCTTTGCTGAATTTCTGAACTCCATTTAAGATTCGATCTTTTTTAGATGGAGCAAAGACGTTATCAATAAGTAAAATCTTTTCTTTAAACATTCTGTAAATCAGGATTTGACTTGCGAACGCGCAACATATTGACTGTAAGATCTGCACCAACGGTCATATATGTGTTCATAGGCATTTGTACAGGTTTGATCTTGGCGCGAAACCCAATATCCTGGGTTGAAGATATTGTATACCCATTCGGCATGTAAGTAAAGTATATTGGTCGCTTTCCATTTCTATAAAAACGTAATTTTTTATCTCTATGTAATTCAGCGACAGCCATTGAAGAATCTGGAAATTCTTCAAGAGGAGATTTACCTGCACTAATACATCTTAAAATAAGTTCACTATCGTTTTTTGTTACACAATCATAACCATAAAGTTCTTTCCATCTTCCTGGCATTTCTTGCGTAATTACTCCATTGTGTGCAACAGAATAATCGTTATTGTAAATTGGTTGATTGTATTCAAGATCAGAAGTTGAATAACGGCAGTGACCAATCAAATAAAGATTACCATCAGCATTAACAAATTCTTTTACAGATTTGTTCAGATGTATATGAACAAACTTCTCAGCCGCAACAGGTTCTATAAGAGTAACTATTCCATCATTCCAGTGAGGAAGAAAAGAAACTCCTGTTGCGTGCAATCCCCTGATGCCTGATTCAAGGATAATCTTTTTAACGATATCCCAATCTGATTCTGATGGATTACGAAGAACAGCACCGATAATCGCACACATTATGCAAACAATCCTTCAAGGCTTGAACCCTTGTTCTTATTGATCTGATTCAAGTGATATTTATCAAGCATTTCTTGACCACCGTGTTCTCTCAAATAGTCATACCACTCTTCTTCAGTCCACATACCTTCTGAAATACCATTCCATAATGGTTTCCAAAGTCTATGTTCTCTGTTTTTACGACGACTTTCAACATATTGATAACGAGTGTT